TCTACTGGACCAACATTGTTATTGCATAGTGCTTCATCTGGCCACAATCCCCAGTTACCACCTGCACTACAACACACTCCATCTCCAAGTTGACCGCAGTTATCCGCACAAGTTGATAGCGGGTTCCAGAATGAATTGTTCTTTAATTGACAATCTGATTCTGATATTAAGTCTTGACATCTTTCCTGTTGAGCATCATCAATCCAACAACAAGAACCCAAACCATAAACAGACTCACACCCAGTAACTTCATAACCTCTTGAGGTCATGGTAGCATACCAAGTTTTCCCGCCGTTCTTGGTCCATAAATTCATGATATCCGTACCGCAGGTAAAGTACCTATCATTTTTGTCTATTAAAACATTGCTAGGCCATTCCCATATAGAATTTCCTCGAATAATCATTGTGAAATTAAAAACTTCATCTTTCTCTACAAAATCACCAGTAAATCCTGCAATACCAATTGGAGTCTGAACATCGAAAACAGAACCAGCGGTAACAGCCAACTGAATACCAACACCTTGACCTGCTTGGGGACCATGTGTCCATTCATGACCATATATGTTTACTGTTTCATCTATTAAAACTTCAGGAACATGTACTACATTTTCTTCTGTATCAAGTGTCCATCTGTTGCCAGTTCTACCATGACCAAACACCATCGATGAATCTTGATAGTCATAAGTAAGTCCTGATGCCTCTGCGGTATAAGGTGTTGACAAATATAGGAATCGATAGTTCTCTAAGTTAGGTCCAGTCAGACCTTCTTGATATAATTTATCTCCACTTACTCCGAGAACTTCTCTGAACTCTGCATCTTCACCAACTCTTTGATAAACAATCAAGTTTCCTTCGGCAGTTATTCCTTTGAACCAGAAGGTAAGTCCATCTACTATTTCTTTAAATATTCCGTGTCCATCACTCGCACTTAACCCGTCAGCGTCCCCCACATCCCCTGTGTTACCACGAAGTCCTTGAATTTTAATTTCGGTATCGTCTGATAGTACTAAGTATAAATTTGGATCATCAGCACCATCTTTATAGAATAAACTCTCTTTTACATAGGTTCCAGTAGGGCCAGTGAATCCAGTCGCACCAGTTGCACCACGATTACCCATCGGGCCTAGTGGACCAGTTACCCCGGTCGGACCTTGAGGTCCGACTGCTGGTAAAGGATGGATTGCACTGCTTCCTAATACTGGCATATTTTTGTGTTCCTTCTGCTACACTATTTATACACTATCCATAAAACTTCGGAGGACATATCCAACCGCCCGCGGGATCATTTGCATCTTGAATACAATTAGTACAGTATCCGGCACAACAACATTGTTCTCCATTACAATCTGTTTCTTTCTCACACGGACGAGGCCCATTCCAAGTTGCTCCTTCAGTTTCAAAACCACAACATGATTGATAACATTCCTCTTCAGTCCCATGAGGTCCAGAATCATATCCAATACACTCTGGATTTAAATCAATCGGAACATAAACACAACAGAAGTTGGTTGGCCATGATGCACAATCACATCCACTACCACCGAGCATTCCACCATTACAACACCAAACTCCTTCACCTATCGTTCCCTCGTCGGGACCTGGACCACCACCACTGTCATCATCGGGATCGCCTGGGCCACCAGTTTGAATACAAGCACACATACTTGTATTACATTCCCAACCTTCTGGACAAATATCAGGATTTGTGCAACAATCATCTTGCCACCCACATGGTAAACATACTTCTAGATTTGGGTCACAACAATAATTGTCTATACAATCATCATCAGATGTACACCCTTGACCGTCACCACCACATCCTACATCCATGCAGGTTTCATTGGGTGTGCATTCGTTTCCTTCAGGACAATCACCGCAAGTATCTACATGATAACAATTTCCTGATTCTTGGTGACAACAAGCATTGTCTAGACTTATGCAATTAGTTTGACAGTCATTATAATCCTCATACCAAGTACCAATGCAATCTGCTTCTAATGTAAGTAAACATGATGCTCCTCCCCCACGAGGAGAACTACTTCTTCGGGCTTCGTCGCCGGTGAGGTAGCCGGGCCGTTGCATGAGTGGTTCATTTACTTGACGAGTTCCTCCATCGGGTGCGCCGGGGAACGGTGGTTCCTCTGGTTCAATTGGACAACAATCAGGATTTATACATGGATTTCCGTCCATCCAAGATTCTTGGGGACAGTCCATTGGAGTGCCTGGGAGATTATTGTTACATGGGAAATAATCTCCACCAGCGGCTTCAACACAATGATCATACCATGTCACACCCGGTGTGTGTCCTACCATACATGTTGGGACGCGGATGTCATCAACAAAATCGAATATTCTAAACGAATATCTAGGGTTCAGGGGTGTAGTAGAACCATCTGTCAGTGAAGAGTCGTATATCATCCCCGGATCATAGTAACCTTCACATTGAGTAGCATAAGGTTCCTCAGTTAAGAATATGTCCTCGGCCTCTTGCGATGTCATTTGGCCTGAATCAACCAGATTCAATAAGTCAATCCACACGGAAGTGCAACGGTATCCCTGATAAGTAGTACACCCTGGAGAGGCATTACATGCATTGTTATAACCTTCTCCATCGAACTGGTATGCACACCCACACGCTATACCCAAGTAACATCTCCACAGGCAGTTTCCTTTTACCTCTCCATTTTCGTCGTAATATAAACACCCATTCCCGAAATCACCTTCTCCCTGTTCGCAACAATATCCATATGGTGCTTGAGTAGTAGTGGTGTCATCTGGAGCCTCAGTTGTTGTGGTTGTTGTGGCATCTGATGAATCACAGCAACATTCCCAACAACTACCATCTGTAAGAACTATGCCACCACAAGACTCTGTGTTACTACCACATATGTTACAACCATATTCATCAGTTGCATCTTCACAAGGACAAGTTAAACCACCATATTCACATGCACATATATTTTCACCACATTCGTCTGATATTACCTGAGTCCATCCTATGCATTCTGATGTACATGGTGGAGGATTTCCATCTGGACAATTTCCACCATTTAAAATACCACCTATGGTTCCGTCTTCTAAAACACATTCATATGGAGCATATCTTCCTTCAACATAATTTGGGTTGTCTTTCCATGCACCGTAAGGTCCACTACATGCAGAACCGATTCCCCAGAATACTCCACCCATATTTGAACATGTCAGTGGGGTGGTTTCATAACAAACTTCACCCATACAACAGGCACCAACATGACCTTCTAGACAACAATTTGTAATTGAACATGGAGTTGGAAAGAAGAGTCCATTTGGTTGTAATGAACATTCATATTCTGTTAAATCATAACAAATATTATTGATACAACAAGAACCTCTGTCTGCACAGGGATTCGGACATCCAATAGGATTATCTTCATCACCTAATAATTCAAGTTCATCACAGGTTAAATCTGGAACAAAGAATCCACCATAAACATCGACACACTTTTCCTCAGATGATGCAACACAAATATCATTTATACAACAAGCACCTTGAGATAAGCAACTAGGACCTTCTGGTCTATTCAAACAAGTTTCTGTTGAGAATTTACCACCGATACTAGAACAATATGCCTCAGTGACATAATCAATACATCCCGGAGAATCTGGTGCATAAGGGTCGTCTTTGTCTTCACAGAAACAACATGAACCCAATGTTGATGGTGTTATAATACTACCAAATGTTGAACCAGGAAAATGATAAATCCAATTATATTCTACATCAGTTCCAGATTCTGCTGTCTTTCCTAAATGAATACCAACTATGTTTGCATCCATGTTATCTGTTTCATCCGCTCGATTTGAAGATGTTTTAAACATATGTTCAAAAGCAACAGATGCACCAGGCGAATCTTTTCTTACTATCGTTTGTTCGTTTGTTGGTAATTTAAGTAGAGTGTTACTATCATCTGCTTCTCTATGGACTAATATTCTTGCAAGAAGATTATTGTTTGCATTGTCCCAATATGTGTTCTTGGCACCATGTGCCGATAGTCCATCGAATTGATATAGAAGTTCTCCAGTGTTTCCTAAGATTCCAGTATCATAAGTAACACCTCTTAGTAAAATACTATAGTCATTTGCATTTATTTCTATATCTCTGCCACTGACTGTTAGATTTCTAAAATGTGCAGTGATTCCATTCTTAAAATCAAATACTCCACCATACCCTGCATCGGTTATTGTATTTGATATTTGATAAACATCATTTGATGCTTCTCCTGTAGAACCTCTTGCGCCACTAATTCCTAATGTTGTTCCATCGGTAAGATAGAATGTTATAAAGTCTCCGCCATATTCACCTTCACGAAAGAATCGAACACCATCGCCACCTGAAGCACCAGTAAGTCCAGAAAAGATTCCTACACCAAAAGTTCCACCTGCACCAGTAGAACCGGTCCCACCAGTTGCACCTGTAGCACCAGCGGGACCAGTAGAACCAGTGGGGCCTACTATCGTAGATATCCCACTGACATTTCTTATTCTACTTGAACCATAAATTTCTGGCATTACATTTCCTTTTGATTATTTATCAAGGTTGCCACTCTTCACAAGGATCTTCCACTGGTGGTATTTGATATGTTGTGCAACATGTTTCATTTGGTAGAGGTTCTCCCTCGAACATGCAACCTCCTCCACCAGAACCAGTTCCCGCTAATGCTCCACCAGGCCACCAACCACAACCATCACAATTTTCGTCAATTCCACTTGCATAATCACAACATCTGTACCTACTATATTCTATTGAGGTATACAGTTCTTCACAGATATTTTTAAGTCTTCTTCTTTCTGCAACTGCCCAAAGAGCATCTGATTCGCAAATTTCACGATTTCCTGAACCCATTTGACAGAATGGTCCTGCTATACCTTCATCTACATTATCAAAGTCAATACCACCACCCCCATAAGTACCAAACCAACCAAAACAGAATTTACACTCGTGTTGCATATGCCACCAATCAAACACACTGTCATCATAATTACAGAGAGGATCTTCTCCATAGATTGGACACTGATGGGCCTGCTGCCAGGCACTGGCTACAACCATGAGTTGTCGAGGAATTGCATATAACCTGCATCCGCATTCATCTGCTCTATCGAAGTTTCCATCTTCATTCCATTTGAGTTTCCAACAAGGACATACTCTATCATCCCTCACACATTTCTTACAAGGACTTCCGGGATATGGGAAAGAACCATCAGGACATCGAACACTCGCGTCTCCCTCGAATTGAGAATTTCCGGGATACCACTCTCTTGTTCTATAAATTTGAGCAGGACAACATGCCTCGTTACGATCCCAATTCCATCCATTACCATAACCAGCCCCATCCCAATCAATACTATCCGCGAAGGCGGCACACTCTTCACAATCATTTAAGAATATGTCATCTTCGTTACATAAAAATTCATTTTCGGTTTCTGTACATTCGTAACCAAAATTAAAACCTGGGAATAATTTACAACACACACCCGACCTATAAACTTCATCACAACTTTCGTTGCATGGAGTTTCATTCCATGTTCCATCTAAACCATCTGGTGGATCTACATAATCACCATTTTCATTCACAGACCAATCTGAAAGACAATAGAATGCATCAACAGGTTGTGAATCTTCACCGAATTGGAATCCTTCAGGAACACAGTTCCATTCCCGAAGAATGTGGTCATAGTAGCAACAAGAACCTGATACTGGTGCAGCCGTAGTAGTGGTGGTTGTTGGTAAGTTGTCTGAACTGCAACAGCATTCCCAACAACTACCATCTGCAAGTTTTATTGAACCACAAGATTGTTCATCTTCCTCACTACCTCCACATGCATTACAATCACAATCACATTGATATGGTCCACCAACATCTTCAAGACACTTACAAATGTTTTCTACACCATCTTCATTTACACATTCGTCTTGAACTATCTGAGTCCAACCCAAACATTCTGATGTGCATGGTGGAGGATTTCCATCAGCACACAATCCGTTTTCATCCAATCTTCCTACAAGTTCTCCATTTGAATTTGTACAATCATATGCGTAGTATCTAGATTCCTCAAACGGACCTGCACATTTTGAACCAAGTCCCCAGTATATTCCTGTAGAGCCATCTGTAGATTTGTATGTTGTGCAATCAAGAGGAGTCGTATTATAGCAGACTTCATCTAAACAACAAGCACCAAACTGTGCCTCGGTACAACAGTTAACTTCTGCACATGTTCTATCTGGTATCCAACTACCATTTGGATTTAAAGAACACTCATATTCTGTCATTTCAAAACAAACATTATTAATGCAACATGCACCATCAACTCTACATGGATTTGGACAACCGATGGGATTGTCTTCGTCTCCTAACACTTCAAGTTCATCGCATGTCAAATCTGGAATAAAGAATCCACCAAACCTTTCACATTTTTCTGCAACAGTTTGAACACATGTTCTTCCTTCTTCCGAAAACAGACAACAAGCACCATCAACATAGCAATTAGGTCCTTCTGGTCTTTCGATGCAAGTATGCACACCATCGAAGACTCCACCGACATTAGAACAATATTGTTTTGTAACATAATCAATACAATTCGGTGCATCTTGATCGTTTGTGCCTTTATCTTCACAATAACAACAAGAACCAATAATTGCAGCGGTTATTCCTTCACTAAATGTCAGACCTGGGAAAGTATAAACCCAATCATATTCTACACCAGCATCATCTGCCGTCTTTCCTAAATGTAAACCACTAACTGAACTAAAACCTTCAAATGGTTTTTCTAATTGACTAGGATCAGGATCATCAATATTTTCTACAGTTTCAGAATGATATGTAAATGGAACAACATCACCTTCAAGTTTACTTGGTGAAACAACTGTTGAGTAATTAGTCCCCGACTCGGTTAAATTGTTACTATCATCTGCCTCTTTGTGAACTAATATTCTTGCAAGAAGATTATTGTTTGCATTGTCCCAATATGTGTTCTTGGCACCCTGTGCTGATAATCCATCAAACTGATACAGAAGTTCTCCAGTGTTTCCTAAGATTCCACTATCGTATGTTATACCTCTTAATAGAACACTATAATCATTTGACTCTATTTCTATATCTCTTCCACTAACCGTTAAGTTTCTGAAATATGCTGTAATTCCATTCTTGTAATCAAATACCCCACCATAACCTGCATCGGTTATTGTATTTGATATGATAAAATCATCACCTGCTTCTCCAGTTGCACCCCTTGCGCCACTAATTCCCAGTGTGGTTCCGTCAGTGAGATAAAATGTTATAAAGTCTCCGCCATATTCACCTTCACGAAAGAATCGAACACCATCACCACCCGATGCGCCAGTTAAACCAGAGAATATACCTACACCAAAAGTTCCACCTGCACCAGTAGTTCCAGTTGCACCAGTCGAACCCGTAGGTCCGGCCGGGCCAGTAGAACCAGTGGGACCTACTAGCGTAGATATCCCACTGACATTTCTTATTCTACTTGAACCATAAATTTCTGGCACTGATGTTCATCCTCCGCTAATCCTGATTAATTCCTTTATCAGAATCTCTTTGTACTTTTGGTAACTTCCAAAGTTTTTCATTTTCGGAACCACCAGTAGAATATTGACCATCAACTCTGAGTATTCTGATAGGTCTTACCTTGTATTTATTATGGGTTCTATGTTTTTTCCCAACAAGGAACTCATCAGAATTTCCGTTTACATCAAAATTCATAGCCCAAGCCAAAGTACCTGCATCAGCGGATGCACCATTTGCAATACCCTCTCCAGTACCAAGTCCAGCAGTGAAACCTTTAAATTCATCGAATGCTCCAGTAGATGTCCAGTGCCAACCTGCAAATGGCATACCACCTTCTTGGAATAGACTTGAATTTAAATTAAACTCTTCGTTTTCAGACAAACAATTCTGAGCAATAAATGCCATCTCATCATGACTAGGAATAAACCAACCAGACAGCCTTGTATTATCTCCAGCGGTTGCACCAGTTGCAGATGTAATTCTATCATCATACAATCTACAAGCACGGAATGCAGAAACATAGTCAGCAGTTAGACCAGGTCCAAATTGACTGGATTCAAAATCAGGAGCATTGTAATCTCTAAAGAGTGCATTGTCTGCACCAATTACTCTAATGTTATTGTAGATACCATAGTTTCTTTTCCAGAAACCATGTGCTGTTTGTAGTGGTTGTGTGGTAAGTTTATTAACACCACCATTTCCATTTCTTCTTGCCTTTGAACATGTAGTAAATGTGTTAATCGGAATGTTGTTAAAGGAACCAGTCTTTCCTAAATCTTGATTATACCAATAACCTTCTCTATATGGGAAGACTTTAGAAACATATTCAGAACTTAAGTCATCCAATTGTTCTGTTTTTCTATTATAAATTGGTCCCCAAGAACTTCCTCGATTACCCCAATAGAACTCTGAAGTCGCACCCGGATGATCGATTGGACTTGCGATACTTCTATCTCCAGTGATTGCCATCGGAACCATTGAAGTTATAATGTAGTATGCATCTGCTTTTATTGTGTCATCGTTTATATCAAACCGATTAAGTTCCAGACATCCTTTTTCTGAGGTAAACCCATAACCATGATAGTCATATTGAGAACGAACAGTTCCACAAGGCATTCCACTACTATCTAAAGTTGCTCCATCAGAATTGCCCTGCATCAAAGTTTCCCAATGAACATCTCTATCACCACCAAAGGCAGTAGAACCGAACATATGAGAACCGTATGGTTGGTATATACCCACTACCATACCACCACCGTATAAATCGCCAGGTTTTAAATCTAAACCAGCGACGGCACCTATACTTCTTTTTCCATCATTCTCAGAACAAGAAATATCTACACATTTGATATTATCTCCTGCATAAACTTTTCCTGCTGTTAAACACTCTCCTCCAGTAATACCATCGATGCATGTTCCATCTCCTTGACAACATGCTCCAGTACCACCAGAACAGACATTGATTAAGTTATCACCATAAACTATATCACAAGGTTTACCAGAACCTTGGAAGAATCCACCAACTCTTTCACACTCTTCTTCTGTTTTCTGTGTGCAACCGCCTCTCCCGTCACAACATGCTCCTAGACTACTTCTTGCAGAAACACAATCTACATCTTGACACTCGGTTCCTATTCCACCAAATGATGTTGTTATTCTGTCAATATCTCCCAAGTCAATGCATTCACTTACCGATGTTATTCTGCAATCAGTTTCATCAGTATCTTCATAGTAAATACAACATGCTCCAACTTCAGAACATTTGGTTCCACATGCAACACCAGAACCTAAGAAGTAACCTAGGCATTTGTTCTTTGTGGTGTGAACACAATTCCCATCACCTATACAACATGCACCAGTTGCACCAGTAGAACCATCAAAGTTCAATTCAATACCAGGATAATCTGTTTGATTTCCAGTATAGTTTCTTAGACCTCCAAATTCATCATGACAATAGAAAGGATCTACATCCTCTCCACCACCTGCAACAATTTCTGTATCTGGAGATTTCCATTGAACTACATTACCATACCATGCATTTCCATTTGGACATCTTGAATCTTCGGATGAACAAGGAAGCCAGAAGAAGTTGAATATATCAGTACCACCACTAAAGCAAGGTTGTCTATCTAAAGGCCATATAGTGTTTGTGAATCTAACTTGTTCTGCGGGTGGATTGCCCATCTTCGCACCATCCACAATTAATGTGAATGCTTTGGATATATCTTGTCCTGCACCATTAATTGGTCCATTTCCAGTGTAACCAAACTCAGCGTCTGAAAGTCTTACTACTAAACCACCAGTGTGTCCTGTTACAATGTTTGGTGGTATTTCGTTATCTCCTTCTAGTGTAAAATCAACACCAGGAAGTTGTCTCATATTTAATACAAATACCTTTGCAGAATTTGTGTTTATGGTTCCTGTATAGTGTGGAATTTGTTCTAATCCAGAAGATAAGTTTACAAAATCACCTACTGTGTCACCCACAGTCAAATATCTTGTTTGTTCTTTGTAACTTTTTAGTGCAACATCAATCGCACCTATTTGACTGTCGTATGATGCACCAGTAAAACCATGTATTGCAATATTACCAACATTAGTTCCTACCAATGCACCTTGAGCATTACCTTCAGTGTTTAAATAACCAAATCTTCCTCTATCATATTTAAGGTCAATGGTATTTAAATCTTGATTTTGAGTTAAGGTTAACGAATCACCAGTAACCTCTATAGACTTCAACTTAATACTATTAGGACCATTCTGTTCTAAAAACACACCCATTGTACCATCTCTACCTTCTGGTTGAGAATGGTCGAAAGTGTTACCACCATCGATTGCAATATATGCATCTCCTGTGGGCCCTTGAATTTTTGTACTCGTTGTATAGTCAGTGGTAACACCTACTGGTGACATTGGACCACCATGATAGGTAGCACCATAGAAAATATGAAAAAGTTTGTCCCCTGTGTGGGTAGGATTCCCGTCATTGTCAACAAGATACATGACGGAAAGATTAGGGCCGGTAATTCCTGTTGCACCTGTAGGTCCAGTTCCACTAGGACCAGTAGAACCAGTAGGACCTGTTGGACCGGTAGGACCAGTCGCTGCTTCATTTCCTATGGGTCTAAAAAAACTACTACCGTGAATCACTCCTACCATTTTATGTTCACTTTATGTCTAAGTCATCTTGGGAAATACTCAACTTGTCTCCCGAACTATCAGTGCGAGATTTAAGTTGATTTAAAATTCTACCAACATCGGTTGCTGTAACATTTTCCGAATCAGAACCAATGACACATTGTTTTCTTACTGTTAATTTATTTACAGATACTTCTTGTGGTAACACAACACTTACACCTTTTGTTCCTAATGATTCTGAACCATGTGCTTGTGGACTTGCATCTGAGTTTATGTGCATGATAGTATCTTGTTGTACATTAATTACACGACCATCAATGTTTGTAACCTTTTTCCTTGTTGCAGGAATCTTTCCTAATGCAACCGCAGTTGTGTAGCAGTCAGAGATTTCATATTTATCTCCACTTTTTCCATATAAAAATTCTCCTGCACTGGGAATATCTGTGTTAGTGGTTTCTAAGTAAACTGTTTTCTGAGAAACAGAAACTACTTTACCACTCCACTTATCTGCTCCTCTTTCAGTTCTTGTGTTCATCAATCTATCTATATTGTTAACTTGAACATTTGTTTTTAATTCTATACGAACTCGGATGCCCATTTCTCCAAGATTCAAAAGTTGTGCTGATGTGTAGTAAGTACTTTGTCCAGCAATATACCTTAAGTCGCCAGTATTTACTGGAAGAAACTGAGTGTTTGGATGTGAAAGATTAAAATTGTTTGGCGGTAAATCTAAATCTCCACCACCAAAATTAAGAACCGTAGTTGCGGAACCACCAGGATCATTATCTTCATCCGTACCAACAATCTCTCCACCAATCTGATATCCAATATAGTTTACAACTTGTCCTGTAAAATCTCCATCAGGTGCATATTGGAATATTGGTTTTGCAATTGTAGTGGGTTCAACAGGAGCCAAGTTCTGTATCACACCACCAGTAACTTCACTTAAGAAGTAAATATCATTACCACCAGAAGCACCTGCAATGTATGCAGGATCATCCTGAGTAAAATCATAAATGTGAGTAGCACTCACCAGTTTATCTTCTGGGAATTTTATTTGTCCAGAAAGAACAACATTGACATTTGAATTGACATTTATAGTCCCATCCGAATGTCTACCATTGTTGTCAATACTTTCTACAATACCGACAACTTCAGATGTATGTGACATATCTGATCTTGCCTTTACATATTTACCACCACTTGGATTTGTAGTTTCATTATAAGCAACTGCATTATATCGAATGGCATCACCTGCGGTAATACCATCATCTCCAGGTAATCCTGATATTCTACCACCAGAGAAACCACTCAGAGGAATAGTCATCATCAGTCTAGCACCACTATGAGTGATGTTATTGATGTTTAGATTTCCGCTTAGATTTGAACTATTATTACATGAAGACATTTGCTATTCCTTTTATCCGTTAGGTGCCTTATTTGGCATGTTTTCATCTAAATCTGCGTCTGCGACATAGTGAACTGCCAAGTCATCCCACAGAACTGTTCCACATGGAACGAACATATAAATTCCATCTTTTGTCGCATATGTTGCTGTTACACAAGTTTCTCCAGGAGTTCCTGTTCTTACTACTCCATTATATCCAACTGTTCCTGATGCATTTCTGGCATCAACTTGAGCAGATGTGTTGTAGATATCTCCAGTATAACCAGACTGGGGAGAGTAGAATGTAATTTTTGGTGTATTCCTCATCTGCACATCGAATTTTTCATATTCGTCTTGTGCAGGAGTAGAGGTAAATGTTACAGAAGATATACTAGGTGTTTGAGAATTTAACATTGATGGTTTACCAGTTCTTTCATCAAGTGTGTAACTTCTTCTATAATACCTATTACATTTTTCTAATTCTTTTTGTCCTTGATCCGGCGAAGATGCATTTCTAGTCGCAACCAATCCTCTCTCCACTTTAACCTGTGCTAAGTCAAGAGTGGTGTTTCCAAGTCTTACAATATCAAAACCAAATCCAACATAGTGTTTACCAGTAGGAACTGCTGTGCAATTTGGAACATTAAAAGATATTTCATACTTGTCCCAAAGTGTTCCTAACTGAACCGATGCTGGTTTTGTGTTAGTTATATTAGTGCCATCATACTGAGTGATATTGATATCCATAGTAGAACCAGTAACACCACATTTTGCAAAGAATGACATTGTTACATCTTCATTTCTTGCAGTACGAACATCTTCTACTCTATTTTCTAGAATAATAAATTCACCCTTAGCAGAATTTGCTCCAGAGATATTGTGTTCATGTCTCATGTAGTAAGTGGGATTACCATAAACTTCTGTTTGGTTCTTAGTAAATTCTTTTCTAGTCACTTCCATCTTGTTTACGACACTACCACCATTTCCAGATAGACCATCTATTCTTACCCATCTATCTGCAAGGTACATAGAACCAGTTCCACCACCGGCACTTTCGACTCCGACACCTCTTTGCCAGACATCAAAACCACCATTGATTATAATGTTTTCGTTGATTGCACTACCATAAGTAGCACCACCTAATGATGTGGAACGATACGCCCATGATTCGTTGTCTCCGCCACCAAAGTTTCTAGGCATCCCTGCACCAGCAGTTTGTGTTCCACTTCCCGCGGCTCCACCACCAACGGATTGGTTAATGATGTTTGCTGTAATTGTTCCGGCAGAATGATCTCTCCAACCAATTGCAAATGCTTTTCTCGTTCCTGGAATAGAACCACTTTCACTTATAAGTTTACCATCTGGGTTAACATATAGAATACCAACACCATATGCATCATCAGCAACTGGACAATCATATATGAATCCAGTAGATACTATCTCAATGTATGTTTGAGAATCTAATGTGAATGGGTCTTGAACACATACACCAATTGCATTATCAATCCAAGTGTCTGTACTTCTTACAATTTTCCATCCGTCTGTTCCATACTCTGTGTCGTCTTCACCACCATCAGTGTCTGTGGGTAAGTATCCTACAACATGACCTCTTCTGATATCCGTACCTGCATCAACCTTAGCAATAAATCTATTATTGTCAATACCACCAGTACCACCAGTACCACTTCCTTGTAGGAATTGTCCTCTATATTGAAGAACAAGACCCTCATCACCAGTTATACCAAGAAGAACTGGTTTACTTACTTGTCCTGCAATTACAGGTTCATCTCTAGTAAGTCCACCACTGATTCCTGGACTTAAGAAGTAAACACAACCCGCACTCAAACCTCTGTTTGGAGGATTGGCAACTTCTCCTTCTCTTGCTAATGCTCTGCTAAAATCACCTTTCACTTTACCAGATGTAGTAACATCAATGTATGTGTTTGTTGCAGTATAAGGACCACTTGTACCAGAGAAGTTAGGCCAAGTTACACCACCTACAACACCAATAACTTCAGCATAAGATTTACTATCTGCTCTTGCAAGGTAATAGTTTGCTTCACCTGTTGAACCTTCTTCACCTGCCGCATTAATAGAACCAATGCGAACAGGCATACCAAGAGTAAATCCTGTGGTAGCAGTATATCCACCGTATGGATGGAATCTAGTTTTAATTGCAGACAATTCATTCTTACTTAAATCATAATCCAAGACACCTCTGATAGAAACACCTTTTGCAAATGTGATGCCGTGTGGAATAACTTCTGCAATAGACGCTCGAATAATACCTGCTTCTAGGTCACTACCGGCAGTTTGACCTCCAACTGGGTCATTTGCAGCGGTGGTTCCTAAAGTAAATACAATACCATCACCAGAAACACCATCATACATTTTTATCTTATTGAGTTTATTCACCATATTTGTATTATAGTGGTTTACCCAATCAAGAAATGTATCATTTCCAGTTAATGAAGGGATGTCGTAATTATTGTCGTCAACATTTGCCATAGGTTTGTCTCTTTTACTTTATATATGCCTTAGAATCTAGCGATTAGTAAGTTATTCATATATCGAACCGTTCTTTCTACAGGGTCTACCTTACAAACCGCACACAATCTTTCTTTTTGATAAAATGCTGTATCTGTATTATCATAATCTGACTCCGAACCCCAAGGAGCCGCAGAGTTTCCAGTATCTGGAATGACATGATTTGATCGAGATAGATAAACACCATATCTTGTTGCACCACATGCAGCCGAGTTAGGAAGGCCAGAAGCATTATCTGCCAGTGTTGAATCGCATGGAGATGTCTCAGTACTTTCTTCTTCAGGACAGCAACCATAATAGTCACTGTTTGTTATCAAACCAGCAACGACCTTTTGACCATTTAGGTTTCCGAGTGGAATGTCCTCTGTGTAATTAGGATCTGCTTCAAAATCGGTGCTTGTGTTTAAATATACCCAGTGTTTTAAACCACTAACTTGGTCGGGTTGATTGTTATTAGTACCATTCCAAGGATGTCTCACTTCAGTTAACCACCATCCAGGCCAAAAAGTCAATCTAACAAAATTTCCATTTGGGAAATATTGAACACCAACGGGTGATGCTGAGTTTCTAGTTCCCTGATATGGACTGCTATAGGGATGTAATGGACATGCACCTCTCCATCCCGGAGCAGATACTTGTAACATCGAATCGTGGAATGCTGTTCCGTCAGTATTCAATCCACCACCTTGTCCTATGGAAGTTTCAAATCCACCAATCTCATCAGTACTGCTAGGGTCACCACCCTCCGAACCTAATGAGTTCGGACTCCATTGTTCCCAAAGGTGTCCTGCACCAGATGTTATCCAGTTATGCATCATTGAAATACTGAGTGTCAATTGCATTTGAAAATGCTCTTGCATTTCATTCAATTCGGATGCTTGCAAAGAGAAACCGGGACGGAAAGCAACAAACTGATAGTTCTTTGGAACATCGTCCTCAATACCACCAATAAAATCTACCTCTTGACTTTCCACTCTACTAAAATATGGAGCAGTCCTTAACGGGAATGATGTTTCATCACCACCGTAGTAAAGAGGCTGCTTATGTCTTGTTTGTTCGTCTGCCATTTCTGTATAATCTCCTTGATTATCCGATTACAATTTCAAATGATATAGTATGTTGTGCGGCCGCATTACCAGTTGCTGCCATTTTATCTAAATCTAAACTAGTTACATTTCTTTGTACGACTTCTGTATTTGTTAAATCTATTTCTAAATCACTACTTAGCGGTGATGATGGTTTAGTTATTGCTGTCACTGTAAATTCAGTTCCTGTGTCATCTATAAATTTATTTCCTATTTCATATTTTGAAGAGTCTTTCGTTCTTACACCAGACTTAAGTGTAGTAGAGTTAACATTTACTATGGTTTCAGTAATAAATCTATCTTCAAACTTTGCATTCGCTACCGAATCAGGGTCTGCTTCCATTTGTGTAGGATCTGCACCTTTTCCACCGAAGTCTCCCGATGAGACTCCACTAGCATCAGCATTTTGGAATTGAATAACAGTAGCAGTGTTAAACTTTACTGATTGCTCTGGGGCTGCACCAGAGAGAATGTTTGTTCCATCAGATGTCTTAAATTTAGCAATACCATACCGATTAAACTTTCTTTGACCATCACTTGCATCATTAATAGTTTTTGCATCTAATGTTACTTTAGCAATTACTTGTTGTGGAACTATTTTTCTTATTCCTCCTGCTGGTCCTTCTTTGGGGAATAGACTCACAACAACCCTCTCATAACTAATATTAGGGAACATTGATTCCCATGAAGTTTTATTTACTGAAACTTGAGAATAATTCTTACCATGATTGGTTGGTGCTTCAAAACCTACTAACCTTACATTACCGTTTACATCTTTTTCTGTCGCAAACCTAATCTCACAACCTGTACCATCTCCTGTTAATGGTAATGTCCATCTACTAGTATCTGAAGAAAATTCAGAGGACATTAAAAGGTCATCTTTTGTCAAACCACCTAAATCTATCATGGCACTTGAAACTGCACCCGAAAGATTATCCTGTCCATATTGAATTAACCTTGAGTTCATATCTGCCGATGAAGTCACAGGAATGTTTGAATTGTTTATGATATTTTGAAAATAACTCTTTTCATTCCAATCAATGTTACAGGGACAGGGACCACAGTCTGTTGGATAATTGTCTGTATCTGTTCCACCCAAACATCTCTCTCCAGTATCACCAGCCCATCGATTAAATCTATACTCTTTGTTTAAACTTTTTGCAAGTTCAATACAAGAATAACATTTCGTTTCTACGCATTTATATAATTTTCCGGCAGAGAATGATGTTTCGGTAATTGAATCATATCCACCCTCTCTGTGATACAGACAACATGTTCCAGTGGAACTTTCATTACCAGGCCCGCAGATGTTCGTCGCTTCTGCTTTCAAACTTGTAGCAGAATATTTAAACAAATTATCACTTGCCATTTGTGCAGTTTCTAATGGTATGTACTTGTTGCTTAAATCAGAAACTCCGTCAGGTAATGCACCAATAATACAATAGTCCCAACCATCTTTACTTGTTGCTACATCACCATTTACTTTTTCTAATCCTAGATTATATTCTGGTTTACCCATTGATGATATCAAATCTATTCTATTCTTCACACCAGATGCACCTACAATTAACGCAAGCATGTCTGGACCAGATTTACTTGAAACTGCCCAGTATGGTTGACCTTGATTTGCTAATCTAGAAGCACTTTTATCCGTATAGATTCCTGGAACAAAATCTCTTCCAGTCTCCCATCTATTCTTTTCTCCCTTTGCTGTGGGGATTGCAACTCTCACATCCTTTGGAGTAATCTTAAATGCACAAGCGATTGAACTAACATCGTTGAATGCTTCGATACTATTTTCATTTCTTACCACATCTTCATCTGTATTTGCCAAGAATAGGCACAGGCCTTCATTTTTAAGAAACTCTGCAACAGCGTTTGATCTTAATTCTGCGGTTAATGGATTATCGTAAATAGGCATTTTTTAACTCCAACATGGTCCTGCAAGTGTATCGTCATATGCAGTACAACCAGTAATTCCTAAGTTTGGACTTCTATCTAATGGACAAAGATATACGAAGTCACCAATATATATCTCTCTAAAAGGTACACTGTGAGCCGAATCTCCACAAATTCCATCGGCCCAATGAGGATATACATGAGTTGGCATTTCAAACCCTGCACCCTGTGGACCAGGTAATGGAATAGAACCTGGTCCTACGGTTGCCCATGCATCACCATATGTCCATCCCACTGTTCCTTCTGTTCCAACTGAACCACCTTCAAATCCTAATACCATTGCAGTGGGACCCTGATAACCTGCAAATGTAGCACCACCAGAACAACCAATACATTGTTCAAAACCTTCACCAGAAGCCATTCTGTATGGGAAATAGTTTCCTAGCAACGGACTTTGACACTCTTGATACCCACCTTCATAATCATCTGGTGGTACATAATCTGATTCTGTTTTTTCATAAAATGCTTTAATTCCTGCGGGATGCAACATGTTATGAAGAGCATCATAATATACAGGTAATCCTGTTTCGCTATCAACGACTTCAACACCTGTCTTTAAGAGGTAAGAAAAGTCCTGATACCAATTACTATCCTGTATTTTATATGGTCCGTTTAGGTAACTACCACCTAAATTTTGAGTCATGTATGGTAAACCATCAGTATTTTCACCACCATCATACGAACCAGTACCACCACCCCATGCAGGATCAGTTGGACTTCCTGGGATTACATTGATTCCCCAATCCAATTCTGCAAATCTACCGCCATTAAGTCTTAGAACATTCTTTTTCGGATATGCTAATTCAATATCTGGGGCCTCGAATAAAGTTTCAAAGAAGTACCGATATGCTTCTTCTGTGCTTTTTCTTTGATACAATCCCTGTCTGATATTTTTTATAAATGTGCGAATCTGCGGCCCAGTATCTGTTCCACCAGGTCCTGCGGTAGCACCAACATACCATTCTGGAAATCCAGTTGCATATGTGTATGTGAAATGTTTTAAAAATTCTACAGGAGTTTCGTCTAAGTCTATAAGTCTTCGTAATCCAATTGTATTGAATGTTGCAGTACTTAATTCGTATCCACCTTTACTATAAAGCCAATCATAATATGACTGAGTAAATGGTATTATTCTAGCACCACCCTCAGAACTATTTCTTGAATTTAACCAAAAGGGAAAATTTTCAGTAACATCAATTACCTGCTCCACAGAATCATCGATGCTCATTAACTCCTCGCCCAATATGAGCATTTTGTAGTTAATGTTCTGTGGTGAATTTCCAAATATTGGTGTTCCAAAAAACATATTATTCTCTTTATCTAACTAGACTTATATCGACTATTAGTGAAGGCATCATATTTTCTTTCAAGTTCCAGTACTGAGAAGAATCAGCAGGTTGGACTGATATCTTAACAGGTTCTGAGGATAATGCCTTATTTGAAAATTCTACTAAACCTCGTTCTGGGAAAAACTTACCAAACAAACCTAAGTCAACCATAAGTCCAGAAGCATAATACCTTGCTCGTATGGGTTGACTTCCATCATATTTTAATGGTGCGTCGTCTGGAATATAAAGATAAACTGGTTCATCTACATCAAGACTCGAATGTGCAATAAAACCATCAGAAATTAAAGTTCCTGCTTCACATTTGTTTTTAAATTGAATTGTTTTCAATCTACCAGTTTCTTCTGGAACAGAATCTGAAGTTAAAGTTATATTTAAATCTGAAGACAATGCAGAGAGTGCAGAATCAATACGATTTATTCTCTCTGCAACATCAACACCAGTTATGATTTGAGAAAATCTTTGAGGATATGCAGTATATAAAGTTTCTGAAATTTTATTTTGCAACTGGGCCCTGCTTAATGTTGTTCTCAAAGGTTCCCATGTAACATTCCCCGCAATTCTCACTTGGTATGTTACAGGATTTACAAATTCTGGTAAGATTGAAACGCAAGTTTTCTTTTCCAGTATTTCAATTGCGGTGGATGCTGCCACTGGGTCGGATTCGGCAGTATCTGCGAGTGTTACAAATAATCTTCCGTATCTTGGAGGATCCATCTCTTCACCACCCCAAACATTAAATTGTGCATAAGGGTCTTGGTCTCCACCAACAAAACCGTTCTTTGCAAGCATTGCTCTACAATCATCAACGGTAACTGCTCTGTCTTGAGCCGCAAACCATTTAGGTGCGAAGAAACGAATCATTTCAATATCTGGTTTATCTCTACCACCAGAACTAAGACTTACAGTATCAACTGATGCCAGTCCTAATTGACCACTTGTTTGAATTTGAAAGTTACCTACATTGTTTCCGTCTTGACCACTACTTGTTAAATATGTAACTCGAACTTGCTGTCCTTCCGATATGGATTGTCCTACTTGAGTTACAGTTTGTCCTCCTAAGTTTCCACCAAATACTACAAAGAAACCAAGTTCAGACCTCTCCAACCAATATACTCTACTCGAATCATTCAAACCAGTTTCAACATTACTTGCACGAGTCCATTCTCTCCATCCATACTGTTGTTCTGTTTCATCATTGATTGTGTCGTCCCAAACCTCAACTGTCAATGTATTAATGTCAGTCTCTATGCCTGAAATGAAACCCTTTTGAGTTTCCATATCAATCAAAAGTGGTTGTTCTTTTGTTAATGTTTTGGCTTCGGAAAGAGAAACAATTGCTTCACCATCTAAATCTAATGAATATTCTTGAATGGTATAAAAGTCATAAACAATTCCAGAATTATTTGTTCCAGTAAATTTTGTATATTTGGGAACTCGTCCATAAGCACCACCACCTCTTATCTTTCCTTTTCCTCTTGCAGAGGTTTTACCAGGAACAACAAAACCTAAAGGTTTTACCAATGAGATTATAGACTCGTCTCTCTGTGCTGTGTCCAAAAACATTTCACTTGCAACCATGTTTGCGTAATATGCATAATACATTGTATTGTATGCAAGAACATCTAGTAACGCACTAAGAGCCGAACCTTCAAAATCATAATCCAGAAGAGCATCTTGTTGTTTAAGATGTTCTTTTATACTACCTTTAATAGCATCAAAGTTTAAATTACCAAGTAAGGGATTTACTGCCATTTTATCTTACCTTTCCTAAACTTAATCTTAAAGATTCTTTCTTTGGCGGTTCATCTGGTCCATTTACTACAACAAAATGAATTTCAAATTCTAGTTGGTTTGAATCAAGTTTATCTGTATACCAGACAACTTTTTCTAAACCTGCTCTTGGCTCGTATTTATCAAACTGAGCAGCGATTGTTTTTTCTAACATAGCAATTTCAAAAGGACCTATATTTTCAAACAACAAATCATGTATACCAACACCAAAATTTGGATTGAAAGGTTTCTCTCCCTTTCGTGTTAAAATGATATTCATAACAGATTGTTTTATAGAATTCCTATCGTATTTGACATCAACATCACCAATGAATTCATTCTTTCCCATGTCGAAATCGATATCTGAATATTTGTAGTTTTTAGCCAATTTTTATTTCCTTATATTATTAGTATGTATAACGATTAATTCGGCTTTATAACCAATCAAATGCAGGATTTCTATCTCCTTCATTGGGGTCCAGAAAACTACTATCTCTAGTGAGTGCAACTGCCATTCTATGTGTACTAACAGTGCATATATGTTCTATCGAGTTTATCAACCACCTACCAGAAAATCTTTTTTTAGATGATTCTGTTGATGGTGTAGAACCTTGTTGTGTCGAATCAACTTCATTAGAATGTACTTCAATCACTGTTCCTGGTTTAAGAGTAAAATCACCATTTATAACTATCAAACACTTTTGTGCATTTAATAATGACATTTGTGCGTGTCTCCATAGTGGAGTAGTTTTTGGTGTGTCCCAAAATGTAGAACTGGTTCTAGTATATTCGATATAGTCTTTGAACTTTGGACCAACACAAGGACCTCCATATTCTTCATCACAACAACTACTTGGATGATCTTGATTGGACCACAAACATCCTAACCACTCATCCGATAGTTCAGATTTAATCAAATCACATTCGGATATGGATTTTCTTAATTCTTCAATTTCTTCTTCCGTTGGTTCAGCCAAGTCTTCTTTGGTTATTTCGGGTATATTCTCAAAACTAACAAACCCATCAACTTCAGGAGCCGCAGCGTAGTACTCGGTCTGTATTCTATTTACCTGTTCATCAGAGTTAGGCATCAACTCTTGACATGGACAATTGCAGAGTGGTTCATCATCAGGACACTCAGAATTATCAACCTGTCCTTCTGGGTTTGCACAACGATATTTTGGGTGTTGTGCCAATATAGAATGACCTATTCTCATATGAGGCCATACATTGTTTGCAAACTCACTTAGGTTTACGATGAATTTTGGATTTACTGATGACATTGGGGAATCTCCACTAGGATATTTATAAGAATCATTCTACATAACACCCCAGAACATCTCCACTTGAATTAGTAGCACACCCACAACAAGTCGTACATTGCTCTACACAATTTGCATCAGCATTTGGGTCTTGTCCATCACAACAATCACCATCACCATCAGGATCATCCTCTGGTGCATCTGTTGTTGTAGTAGTAGTAGTAGTTGGAGGATCAGGTGCGTCTGTTGTTGTTGTACCATCTGGTGGATCCGGAGGATCTGGTGGATCCGGAGGATCTGGTGGGTCAGGTGGGTCTGGTGGATCCGGAGGATCTGGTGGGTCTGGTGGATCCGGAGGATCTGGTGGGTCTGGTGGTCTATCGGTGGTTGTGCAGAATTGATTACAACCTCGGCCGGGATACCAAGTTAAATCTTCATCCTGTGAACAACATGCAAATCTAGGACAACCTCTATCTGGTTGTCCCATAGGTGAAAATTCACCACAAAATTCAGAATCACATCTTGGTTGTCTTCCGTGTTCTACAGTTACACAACAAGCACCGAGTTGTAAAGGTTCGCATTCTGCTTCTTCACAAGTAGGGCAACAATAACTATTGTACTTTCCTTCTGGGTGAACTGACCATGAACCTTGCCATCTTCCCGCTGCAAGAAAACAATCCCAGACATTCGTTTGCTCACAACTTCCATCAGGTAAACAGCACGCTGCATCCACTTGCTGAAGACATGCATTAAATCTGTAATTTTGCCACCAATGTTCTGATTCTCTATAGTTATCTCCAAGATTTAGAGTGGTTATACCATCATCCAAGTCCCATAATTTGGGTTGATTTTCATATTCTGGTGGACATTCTGTCGGTACTATTCCTTCGGGAATATCTAAACCTGTCTCAAATTCCTCGCATAAAAACTTCCAAAAATCATTATTACAATCTCTTATCTTCAATTCTTCGGGGGTTATGAATATTGGATTTCCTTCTTCATCATACCGAATATAGTTTGGATTTAAAGATTCTTGTTCATACCAAGCGTCTGGAAGTTGAGTAGCCGTGACACCCCAAACATTAGAATCATAAACGACAATTACAGCACCGGCACCGTTTGCTTTCCACACCGCAGTACAAGGTCGTTCATCGCAACTACCAACTAACGATCTTCCACCATTTGATCTTTTCGGATATAACCCATCACTAACAGAACATTCAAAAGCAAATGGTAAATACTGACCTGGTGCATCAATTAAGTAATCATCGTCTCCTGGTGGTTCTGGTGGTTCTGGTGGTTCATAACCGTCTTCATATTGAAATTTAGTGAATAATGGTTCAAGTGTTTTCTGACAGCATGTTTTTGGATATGAATTCCCATCATCCGCCTCATCAAATGTAATGTAATTAATAAAGGGCAACTCTGGTTCAAATTCAAACCACTCGGTTGGTTCTGCTTCGTCTTCTCTTCTTCCGCAATATTCTGCAAACTCTTTTAAAAATTCAGCAATTTCAGCACCACTTATTACTTCTCTTTCTTCATCATCCACTTCATCACATGACAACCCACACGACCTTGCCGAATAATATCTACTCGGTTTAAAGAATCTCATGTTATTTTGACATGCAGGAATACCACCAATTTGAGAACCTTTAGATTCTCCCATTATTACCAACTTACCACCAGAAATCACCCAATTTCTTATCCACTCCCAGTCATCTCTATTTCTTGATGGAAGGGTTACAGTATCCGAACCGCAGTTTGGATATTCATCTCCTCTATCCAACCAATCATAATTTTTCCCCAGAGACCCAACAAATGCTAAACCGTGACATCCTATGTTTTCCTCTGTGCAATGCATGGTGCAATCACCTGCTGGAAGTAAAGGACCTCCGAAGTCCCTCCTCCATTCTTCCATTACTTGAGGACTCCATGCCATAAATCCCCAAGGTGATGCAGTTTGGTAGAAAGTAAGTTCTGGAGGATCCATCGGAAACAAATACCAGCAATCTTCTTCGTATGCTTCATAAGCCCATTCACATTCGGATTGATATGGCCATGTTTGATTTGGAGTAAGTGGCTCTAAACATTTATTACCAACATATAAGGCTTTTGGATCTCTAGAAGGATTGAACGGCCATGCATCGGAATGAATGAAATCAAAAAGTGGTGCAGGTTCTTCATATCTGTTTTCAACAAATGTTGTATCACCAATTGCACATATGGGACAATTTCCAGATGTGTCTGCATAACGATATTCGTTACCATCACATGGTTTATTGGCACATTTACAACAACATGTTCTATGAGTTCTTGTCATAATTTATCATGATGGACAATCGCAAAGACCATCGTGTGCGTTTGGCACATCAAAGAAAAAGATTTCTACTGGTTCATCTCCGAAATTATTTTCTACATCTCCTGTTGTTGTCATACCTTCTAAAACATACATTGGAAGTTTATACATTTGAACTAGATGTTTATGGAAATATACATCTGCACCGTCTTCAACTTCACATGGGTTATCATCTATCTTAAAGTACCCACCAACTGGCATCATTTGATATGCTTCGGGATAATCATTAAAATCGTCATCAGCAACATTTATACCAGGTCCAACAAAAACATTATCACCCTCCATTGAGTTGAACAATTCATTTATGTTCCATGCAGCCGTCATTGTTGCTTCGTCTTCTATATTACCTTCCATCCCACCCGGCACAGTTGCTATCGTTATTGGTGCTTCTTCGTCTGTTAAAACAACAGAATCTGGATTCATTGTTTCAATATCATCAGTAGGCCACATCTCAACTTCTCTCCAAGAATAATTGTATATACCACCTCTATCATTATCTTGGACTAATTTTGCATCATCAATGACTGCAAGGAATTGATACTTTTCTATATTTTCTTTGTCACAGCAAATTGAATGTCTATACACATTCCATTTTTCTTTTAAATTCTTTTTTTCAACATATTGTTTATAATTTTGTCTAACTGGTTTTTTAATTTTGTTTTGTATTGTCCAAAGATTTTTTGCCTCTAGGTCTGTACAATCGTGCATTGTCTGCCAAATTTTATCGTTTGTTTTTCCATATTTTCCTTGAGTATATTCACTTCCCATAAAGTCATATGGTAATTCTTCTTGTTTGTTATATGCGGGAGAGAAGTAACCAAAAATTGGATTTGATATGTGTTTTCTTGATTCATATGTTTTTGATGTATCCCAAATACTATCTTCACTTGGATCTGCTAATAGTTTATACTCTTCTACTCTTCCGCCTTGCTTGATATCTCCCCACTTTTGACTATCTCTGTGATAATCATAAGTTATAATTTCTCTATCACCCCATTCATTAGCACCTCTTCTTTGGTGAATGGAAGTCGTGTCCATATAATCAAAATAAGGATCACTATAGTTTGGTTTTACCAATTCATAGTAACATGAATATGCTCCACTCACCCAAGAAGACAAATGATTCCATTCGTTGAATGAAATGAGAGAATAAATTTTAGGATCGTAATTTGGTGTGTTTTCATCAGTAGTTGGAATATTGATAAAATCAGTTATATAATATTTGTTTAAACCAGAACTTACATCTCCAGAATCGTCCTCTCCAATAAACCCAGAAGCCTCTCTTAGAATTGACCTTATGGACTTAAAATGCCAACCATCCATATCTTGATAAAATACATAATTCACACCATTGCTATCTGGTTCATCTGTTACTGCGTACTCCGTTAAACTATTTAACAACTGGAGTAGATTTGGTGGTGATACATCCTTACCCCAAGGATATAGATTGTGATTTTTCTTTAACCAAACAGTGTTTAGAGTATTTTCAATTTTGTTTTCTGAAGCCCCTTCTCCTCCAGAACCATAATATGTGCTATACTTTCCTCCCGGTGAAAAATACTTATCAAATATTTGATTCACTAAACCCTTTTCACCACTTGTTTCCCAAGGAACATCCGAAGCAATTTTTCCTATGAAACCATCTTTTTGATAATTTAAATCATCCCAGTTTTGTAAATATGACTCGCAAGGAATTAAATTCAATTCCCAACCAATACCCTGCTTTGAACCTTTACCCGAAAGTTGCTCTGAAGACATATCACCAACATGGTGAACATCTTCCACACACATTTTTATTTGTTTTTTGCTATCTGGATTTCCTGGAGTTTCTACATCAAAAAGAACATACTCTGTGGCATTTATATTGAATGCTTCTCCCATTGTTCCAGGATCTCGAAACTTCAACTTACCTATCATTCCTGGTGTAAATATACTCGATGTAATTGTAAATGAACCAAGCAAAGGATCAGCCTCATCTAATCCCTCTGGATTTGGATAAATTTGAAGAGCATTACCAATATTAAATCCAGGAATTACCCCTCCTTCGGATACTTCCATTTTACCGATGATAATAGAATTAATCTTAATATCATGTCCAAATTGTTTTGTTGGTACATCTGAATCTGCCATAATAAATCCTAATACTCAAGAAGTCTTGTCGTTCCTCTTGGAACACCAGGTCCTAATAGAAGTTTTACTTCATCCAGTAATTGTCCAATTAGTCCGGGGGAAAGAATATTGATTGTTCTATGTTTATCACTTTTTTCTAGTATGTCTTCAGAAACTGTAATTACAGTAATTTCACCACTGAGATTATCTTTCATATAGTTATATAAAATTGTACCAGTTAGACCACATAGATTGCTATAAGAGAAGAAGTCTCCACTTGGTCCATCATGTAATTCTCCACCATCATATGCAGGGTACGATGCATATGGATTTGCTTCGTCTGATTTGTATCTAAATTTTATGGCAGAATCTCTTATGTCTGTTGCTTTTTGTACGATTGCAAAAGTGCTACCTGCTGTGTTGCAAGAAGTTCCCCAATGTGTATGGACATCATTACTTTCAGGTCCTGTTATCTCGACACACATAGTAGCACCAAAGTAAGGTTGATAACAACCAGTTTGACCAAATCCTGCTATTGGGTGGTATGCACCACTACTTCCTTGTGCTGTAAATCCTTTTCTGAAAATATAAATTTCATCACCAGAGGATATCGTTCCTCTTATCTTTTTAACATCAATTTTATGAAGCAGTCTATCGTAGTTGTCCACGACACCATATGAATTCATATCAAGACTTGATGTATGATTCCCGTCTCCGTCCTCAGCGGTTACATCTCTTCGTACAACAACATCTCCTTGTTTAATAGGAAGATCCTCAAAGACATATAAACTTCTTCCTTTTAGAAAATTATCAAATATGTTTGCAATTTCTTTTGAAGTCTTTGGCCATTCATTTCTATAATCAATGATGTTGTTCGATAATAAAATTACCCACCAATATCTTGAATCACCATAATATAGAGTGGATAACTCTTCTGGTTTTTGTCCCTCAACAACAGTGTGCTTCGTCCAATTTTCTGCATTGTTCAATGTTTTTTGAGTGAATGCTACTCTTCGGAAAATGTCCAACATTTCCAAAGTTGGAAAGTTAGGAAAGGGATATGTGATTCTTGGCATACTTTCAAAATACATTTTTATTTTCCTCTAATTTAAAAATCAAAGTCCCAAATCATCGGGTGCAAAACCACCGTCAACATCGAATGAATTTAAGAAATTACTTCTATTGCTAATTCTACTTCCAATATTGATATTGGGTTCAATCTCAAGGAAGTTGCATGAGATTTGTGTCGCTGCCGGCCAAGGTCCGTTGCTTCCTTCACCCGCTACCATCCAAGGTCCATTTTCAGTTTGTCTTGTACGAACAACACAACTCGATAAGACACATAATTGTGGATATAATAACCATCTATTTCGATTTCCTTTACTTCCTTCACTGGTATCAAACACCGAAATATTCCACATGGGTGGGTGCAGTACTCTAGAGACAAATTGAGATACCGCACTTGTATTTGGATTTCTGGTGGGATGCAACAGTGTAGTGAATGCGGCCCCAATAGCAGCCACTCTTTTACATTCATCTACAGTTTTAGGAACAAAGGTCCATGCAAATTGATGATTTCTAAATGTCATACCTGCAAAAACATTGTCTCTCAAATCCATAGGATACTCACCGAAGAACTCACCTACACCAAGAGAATCTTTTAACCAACCAAGCCATAGATTCTTACCCAAATATCCAGCGACATCATATATACTACCCATTCCTGCCGCAAGACCAAGGGCACCGACGACACCTCCGCCAGTTTGAAGATCCTCTGCAATTTCTCCAGGATTCGGGTCAGTGGGTCCACCTCTAGATAGTTGTGCAGTTTTATATGATGCATTTGAACTGTTATTGATATCTCTTGGTAGAGGTAATGTTATAACTGCCATGTTTGTACTATCTTTAGGATCACCACCACCACTTCTAAACAAAGTCTTGCTTTCGTAAGGTCTTGCAACAAACTGAATCATGACAGGTAAATCTTTACTACCTGCTCCCACTAAGGGATATACTAATCCCGCCTGTGGATGATTTTCCGTTCCCTCAGTGGTCCAGTTTTGGTTTTGTCCCGAATAAGTCATGCTTGTTCTCCTTACCAATATATATAACGATGTTAGGGGATAATCATGCCATATAAAACTAAATACAACCCCCAAAATAAATCAAAATATATAGGAGACCCTACAAAAATTGTATGTAGGTCTTTATGGGAAAGAAGAGTATGTAAATATCTGGACGAAAACATAAATGTTATTCGATGGGGAAGTGAAGAAATTGCCATTCCATACTACTCACCAGTTGATAAAAAGATGCACAGATACTATCCAGACTTCATTGCTGAAATAAAATCATCAGACAATTCAGTAAAAACATATGTCATAGAAGTGAAGCCAAAAAAACAAACTAAAGCACCAGAAAAGAAGAAAAAGAAGACAAAATCATATATTAGAGAATGTATGACATTTGCGGTAAATGAAGCAAAGTGGAAATCAGCAAATAAGGTGTGCGTAAATAAAGGATGGGATTTTATTATCTTAACTGAAGATGATATTTTGCCATAATTGTTTATTTTTCTTATAAATAAAAGTAGATAAAAGGAAAACACATGTCTTCAGGAATTGACGATTTCAAACAAAATGTAGTATCAAGAGTAGGCCTTTCTAGACCTTCACGATATTATGTGGCATTCTGGGATACAGGTTTGTCATTCGATGCGGGCGTGGGCCTCCCAAATGATGAATTAAACCCTCAAATGAGACAGTATACCGCCAACATTGAAGATTTATACCAACCAGAAACAGTTATATTACCATCAAGAAGTTTGGCAGCAATACAAGAACATTTTCATGGACCTGCACACAATGTTCCTTGTGGTAGAGTTTTCGATAGCAGTTTAGTCATGACATTCCCTCTGTCCGAAGGTTCTAGAGAAAGAAGTTTCTTTGAGGCATGGATGGACAGTTTAGTAGATTCAGAAGTTAATATTGCAAATGGAAGTAATGCAGGTCGAGGAAATATTTACAACAACAACCTAATCGTATACACCATGAGTGGATCTTCCGTTGATGAGTATACCGCTGCATATGTATTTACTGACTGCTACCCTATTAGCATTTTTCCTGTGAATTATGGTTTCAACATGGTGAATGATTATGCAAGACTTCAGGTTCAATTTGAATATAGGGATTATAAATATGCAGGTGCAGGATACTTGAGTTCATCAGTAGGCAATTTAATTGACACAGGGGGAGACCTGAGTGGACTCGCAGATCCCGACAATTCATAAAACATTAAGGAAATACAATGAATACATTATCAAATCTTTTGACGGCGAATATTCCGACTTACACAACATCAATACCATCAACTAACGAAAAGACTAATTTTCGTCCTTTTTTGGTAAAAGAAGAAAAAATATTACTTCTAGCACAAGGGACTGGTAACAATTCCGAAGTCCTGAATGCGATTAAGAACATATTAGAAGTATGCTTTGATGAAATAGATGATGCTTCTTCTATGCCATTGTTTGATGTGGAATACTTATTTTTAAAACTTAGGTCCAAATCGGTAAGTGAAAAGGTAAATCCAAAAATAATATGTCCGTTTACAGAAGAAGAAATAGAATTGGATATAAATCTAGACGAAATTGAAATAAAAGGTGAACTGGCAAACACCACCGTTGATATTTCGGATACAGTGAAAGTAAAACTAAAATACCCTACTCTAAAAACACTTATGAATCAAAGTGAGGGTATAGATTACAACGATCCTAGTTCATTATATTCTCTTGTGGTTTCGTGTATAGAGAAGGTGATGACAAAAGAAGAAACTATCGATGCAACACAAATGCCTTTGGAAGAAATTTCTTCGTTTGTTGATTCTATGACAAGAACACAATTTGAAAAGGTTCTAGATTTCTTTCTAGATTCTCCAAGAGTAGAAAAGAAAGTGCCATACACCACATCAGACGGTACGGTGAGGGAGGTGGTTCTAAGTGGGTTATCGGATTTTTTCGGTTAGGACTCAGCCATCTGAGTCTTAAAGATTATTATCTGATAAATTTCCAATTGGTTCACATACACAAATATAATCTCAGTGATATGGAAAATATGTTGCCATGGGAAAGGGATGTCTATGTGGCACAGTTGATTGGATATATAGAAAGTGAGAACGAAAGATTAAAGTTAGCACAATTAGAAATGAAGAACAAAAAATCAGCAACACCATATGGGTAATTAAATGGCAAAAAGAAAAGCAAAGTCTATAAGAAACTCTGTCCTCTCGTATTTTGACTCCAGAAAGAGTGGAAATGCGGATTCCTCTGATGTAAAACCTACTGAAAAGGAAAAAAGGATATTGAATAATTATTCTTTCGCTAACAGAACATCCATATATCCAGACACATTAAAGATACCTAAATTAGTATTTCCACAACCAGAACAAACTCAATCGGTGGACTATAGAGAATCTTTAGAAAAATTGGCGGATAAGATACAAAACATTACCAACACACCATTGGTATCCAAACCAACTATCATCAAGGAAAAGTTGATAGCGAACAACTTCACAAATCAAATAAGTGTTCCTCAAATCATAAGAATACCCGCAGAGAAGTCCGATACGATTCAAAAAGAAAACAACAATACCAGTGTCAACAATAACACAGTAGTAAACAAATATAAAAACATTTCAAACATCATGAATATGAACAAAGTTAAAACCTTTAAGAATTTAAATCAAAACAGTGTATCGAATAGATTAAAATCTGTAAATGAAAATAGCACAAATAGAACCAACGAATATGACACAACAATCAATAACACACACAATAAATCAGATACCAATGTAAATGAAAATAGAAAATCTAATCAATATGATAAAAGAATGACAAGTAAGATTATAAATGTAAATCTACACTCATTAAACAATAAAGTAGATAACATAATAAAAAGAAAAGAAATAAAACCAATACCATCTTTGGCGAAGGGCGGTTTCGCGGGGACTCCTACACTGGCAGTAATAGGTGATTCAAAAGATTCAAGTGGTAAATCAGAAGGAGAGATGGTGATACAACCATCCAAACTTCCTAACATTCTTGCAGATGCAAAAGTTATGGAACAGACTACTAATATTGTTTCAAGTGCCACAGAATCATTAGGTCAAAACGCAGGGTTGAAACTTCAACAACAAATAACAGATAGTTCGAGCAGGTCCAATCTTCAAATGGTTCCAATGATGTTGGAAAGAAACAAAGGAATGAATCCAGACCAAGGAGCAGGAAACAAAGACAGAAAAGGCGACTTGGGTGGAAAGGGTGGTTCTTTCTTAAGAGGTACTGCGGGTATGCCCGTTTGGAGACAAACGATGGGATAAAAAAAAGGGAGTCCCGAAGGACTCCCTTTTCACACAAGATTTAATATCAAATCACTCGTTCGCCAACTTTTCAAAATATGATAGAGCGTCTGTATCTTCCTGTGAATCTTCAACACCAGTTGAAGGAGAATCATCGTTACTAAACTCAGTGCTTTCGGCAGTAGAAGTTTCAGCAACTTCAGTCTGTCGAATATCAGAACCAAGAACCTCGTTGAGTCGTTTCTTTAGTTCATCGTAAGTCTTGAAGGTGGAAGGGTCAGTAAATTCACTGAGAGCATACTCAGTCTTCCATAGTTCTTCCAACTTTGCATCATCACCGTCGAGAAGTGCGGAGGATGATTCAAACTCTGACTTGTCGTAGTTGATGAACCCTGCAACCTTACGAACCTTCAACTTAAAGTTCGCACCACTCCAGAAGTCGAATGGGTTGATTGGGTCTTCGTCTTCAAACTCAGGCTGCATTGCTTCCTGAATCTTGTCAAAAATCTTCTTACCAAACTTGTAGAGAAACACCTTACCCTCATTCTGAGGATTCGCAGGGTCACTCACGACAAGGATGTTGGAAACATAGTGAAGACGACGCTTTCGTTCCCGTGCAATATCCTTATCCTTTTCGACACCACTGTTCCAAAGTTCGGTGTTCATTTCGGACACAGGGTCCTTCTCACCGATAGTGGTACGAGACTTCTCGATGTACCATCCACCTTTACCCTTGAAACCATGTGAGTAATACTTTGCCCAAGGCAAGTCTTCACCCTCAGTGGCGGGAAGGAACCGAATAACAGCATAACCGTTACTGGACTTGTCCAACTCTGGACGCCAGAAACGGTCATCTTTGTACGAATCCTTCTTATTCAGTTGTTCAATCTTCTTTGTTAGGTCACCAATGCTTGATTGGGAACGCTTCTTAAAATCTGCAAATGACATATTTTGCTCCTTATTCTCACGGAACTCCCGTGTTCTAGTAATCGGTAGGACCTCCCTACCACTTAACTATGTATACCCATTATACTGATAATACCTGCCATTGCAAATATTAAACAGGTAATTCTGAAGATTTTCTTGGTAGCATATTAAATTTAATTCCTTCTTGCTCAATCTTTTCAATAATTGGCTTTGGAAGAAACTTTGCGGCAACATTAGGTTCAATTTCAAATTCTTCACATGCGAACAATATGGCTTCAATATAACCATCTTCACCTTTTAATACACATTTTTCGACTTCTTTTAGGAAGTTCTTTTGCACTTCTTTGCTAAATAACATTGAGACTCCTCTTTTATTAGTTGTCAATGGCAATACCATCACGAATTGTTATATATAGTATAACCTAATAGGTATAAAGGTCAAGCATTTTCTCTGGAGAATTATATAAATGGCAGACACGAATAGAAACATCAATATCGACATTAGCGGTGATACCGCAAACATGGCAACAGACTATGGATTATCTGGAGTAAGTCTAGGTGATGCACATGTCGGAATCTCGAAGATAGTTTGGGGTGACCATACAGAAGGTAATAGAGTAACCCTAAGTAATGCTCTGCCAGTTCTGTTAACTGGTTCTACTGGACCGATTGAAATCAGAGGTCGTATATCTGGTGAATCTGGTGAAGCAGTGTGGACCAAGAACTTCATAGAAAACCTCGGTCCTCCTGATGGTGTAGTAGGATATAACCAAATAGGTGATGGACATGCGGTCCACTTCATAGCAGTAGCGGGAAACACATCTGGTAGAGGCGAAGGCGCAATGATTGCAGTAACTGGTTCTGTTCAAGGACCAGTAAACAATACTGATGCACTTCCGATTAGAGTTACTGGTGGTGTGGATTTACGAAACAGTATGGTGTCCCAGAGAGGATTGTATGGTACATCTGGAGAAGGAATTATAGTTCAAGGTGGATATGCTGGATTAACCGCAACAGTCGCCGGTGAAGTATATCCCGGTTATGGTTTTGGTGTTCCAATCGCAGTCACTGGTGGACGAAGACTTGGAGTTATGGATGTAGTTACCGTAACTGGTTCTGTTGATACAGATGGTGGTAGAACAATAACATCTTCCACCGATTCTATTAAAGTATTCGGACACGACGGACAAAACAGAGTCATAACCACACTAAAGGCAAGTGAAGACGGAGCAACAGCAGGATTCTCTGGTGATGCACTGAAAGTTGCCATTGTAAATGCAGCCGAAGGTATTACATTCAGTATCGCAGTACAAAACACAATGGGTGTTACAAACGATACTATGCCTCCTCTGAGAGTACAGGGATATACTGCGGGAGCAGGTGCAGACCCAGTAATCGTTCGTGGTGAAAACGCAGGTGCATTGGAAGTATATTCAACCAGTGGTATCAATGCAAACATCACTAACAGTTCTCTTGATATCAATGACACTGATATTGTCTCTGCACTGGAAGATTCCACTAAACCACTTAATACCAACTTAACTGGTATTAAATCAGGAACGGACATGCTTTCAGTAATCAGAAATGATATTACTTCTGGAACCATGAGTGCAAGCATTTCTGAAATTCAGAAACCAACTGCGGTTCGTTCGGGTACAAAACAATTAAGAACTACCGCCGCTGCACTTCACCAAAATCTAGAAATCAAGAGTGGGGTAACAGTAAAGGCTGATCCAAACAACAACTCAAATGTTTTGGTAGGAAATTCATCATTGGTAAATGGCGATTCAAATGGTTATTTACTAGAACCCGGTGAATCTGTGTTCTTAGAAATCAACAACTTGAATAAAATATATGCTAAATCTGCATCATCAGGACCTGGAACAAGTCGTACACAAGTTTATTATCTCGGTAGTTAAAATATGCAACCATCTCGCCATAATGCACGAAAAAAATCTAACCGTGTATCGAATGTACCCATCTCCCATGTTTCAGGTGCAAACGGGCAGTTTTTACTATTGCATTTTGTCGATAACTATGAAGAAGTAGTAGACCAAGAAGATTTCATAAGTCCAATTAATCCCACTATGACTTTTAGTGGGAATAATGTTGTTATAGATTATAGTTTGGCTTACAATCATTCAGAAGATTCTAAGAAATCAATACAATCATTCTTCAATAGCAAAAATGTTGTAGGACAAACACTAACACTTAAAGATGCAAATTACACAAATCCAATACAACAAGGAAATGGTGATGTGTTTGATGCCGCAGGAACTTACACGATAAACAGTTTCGACGAAGAAAGTGGCATTTTAGTTGCAACAAAAGTGACTTCCAACAATCTTAGTGATTATATTTCTCAATATTTCTCTGACTATTGGATTGATAATCTAAGATGGACGGAGAGTTCTACTACAATGACAAGAGTTATTGAGGAGAATTCTATTGTAAATAGAGCAGGTATTAATTCTTCCAATTCATTTTCCAATACATTAGGGGAAGTTCTTGTCGGAGATATACTGACAATTCAATTCCCCGATAAAAAGGAAACATCCACATTCACTGTGACTGGTACAAGAATCAGTGATGAAGGGCATGAATTTATATCTGTCGATGAACCTGTACCAAATGATGCAGATGGAACCACATATTTCGGTTCAAAGATTTACATAACTGTTTCTAGGAGAGAAAAAAGTAATCAACGAAGTCAACGAGACCCCGCAGTTTTAGTAACACCCGCGCCTGGTTATGGTGCATGTTGTGTTAATGAAGACGGAAAAGGTGATGCTGATTATTGTATAGATGATGTGAGTCGCCGAACATGCAACTCATCGGCTGGGGAAGAAGGTACTTCTAGATGGCATAACGGTAAGACATGTGAAGAAATACAATGTGTACCATCTGATTATACTGGTGCTTGTTGTTATCCCGATGGTATGGGACCTAATAACGAATGGTGTGCTGAAACTTCGCCTTCAGAATGTGCATCTTCAATGCTTGGAATTTATCAAGGAAACAATGTATCATGCGAAGATGCAGGATGTGAACCTGAAAACGATCCCGATGGACCAGACTTGACTCCACCCGAAGGTGCTTGTTGTCTATCCGGCTCGTGCGGTCCGCCAGGATCAGATTGGCCGTACGCAAATTGTGTAACGATGCCAGAATGGCAATGTAATGCAAATGAGGGTACATGGTATTCTGATCAAAGATGTGAAGTCGGATCCCAATCTAGTTGCTGTGGGACCTGGCATTTTTACGAAGAACAAGATAGAAGCACACAAACAACACCAACACCAACACCAACAACAAATACCACACAAACAAGGAATGCTTCTCCTTCTTACAATGTAACAGTTCCGAGAAATGCTACACAAACTCAAGCAAGAATACTCGCAGAAGAGAAGTGGAATGAAACAGGAAGAAAAACAATTCGTGTTCGTGTTGTATATCGAAACGGAAAAAGAGTATATGCATTCAATGGTGCAGGACAAAATACAGAATCAAGACCAGAGTTAATGCTGGAAGAGGGTGTTGTTTATAGATTCAGTCTAACAGACCGTTCACTTGGACTTCAAGGAACACACCCTCTATCCTTTGCAGCCAGTGCAGATGGTAACATCTCTGGTAGTGAATTATCGAGATACATCACCCGCACAAATAAGAAGCCTGGTAACAGAGGTGCTTACATTTACTTTGAAGTTCCTGCATCTGGTAGAGAAATATATTACTACTGTAAGAACCACAATGGAATGGGTAATGTTGCAAATGTAATGTTGAAACGAGGAAGTGATGAGGGACCAGTAATTTATCCCGATGTAGAACCGGGAGTAGGACCTGGTGGTGGTGGAGGAGTAACTGGTATCAACGAGTGTTGTGATTGCGACAATTGTTTGATGCAAGCAATCATGGCAGTAGAGAGTTGTGGTGGGGTCTCCCCATGCACTGACGATGATTACCAATGCAATGCTTGTAAAAATGACCCTCAGTACTTACCTAATGGGGATCCTGACCCTGCACACCCCCGGCCTAAATGTCCTCCTGGACCTGGTGGTGCGGCAGTTGGTTGTGGACAATATCAAATTTTCCCTGACTTTGCTAAGGATGCAAGAGGATTGTGTCCAACTCCTGGTATTTACCAGAAAGGTTCACCAAGAGTACAAGCATGTTGTAATATTCCTGCAAATGCACATGATATCTTGTGTAACAGATGTGCAGAGGGAGATAGTGCATGTTGTCAACAAAAGAAAGAACTCAGCGAACTGATAATGGCTTGTTGGAAAAGAAAGTGGAGTAGAAACCAAGGTAGTGGTCCATGCAGATGTGAAGGAAGTGGACCTGGTCCAGTGGTGGATGATGAAGATTGTTACACATGCGAAGACTTGGCAAAGATGCACAAGGAAGGTAGATGTGGACACCAGTGTTGTGAAAAACCAAACTGTTGTTATCAGGGTTCTGGTGCAGACCCATCAGAAGGAACAGATGCATGTAATAGGGCAAAAACCTACTGGGATAAAGTAAAATCTGCAATGTGCAGTATACCTGGATGTGCAAGTCAATGTTCTGATTGTGCGAATGAAAATCCACCTAGTCTGGAAGACCAGAAGCGTAGTGAAAGAAGTATGAACACTACCACACCAAGACCTAGAACGGTAACAACCCCACAAACAACCACACCAAGACCTAGAACAACAACAGCACCTTCATATACTCCATCCACAACACAACCACCCATGAGTGGAGGTTCAATGGGTGGAGGTGGTTATAGTTCTGGTTATTAATAGACCCGGCGGGAGTCGAACCCACGACCAGGCGCTTATAAGGCACCCACTCTTACCACACTGAGTTACGGGTCAATACGAGTGGTGGGACTCGAACCCACACTGGACGGATTTTAAGTCCGTTGCCTCTGCCGATTGGGCTACACTCGCTCTCTAAGTCTTTTGTGAAATTGTTCTTTCGTTTCAAACATGGGAATATCACCCATGAGTATTTTCTTCACATGAGCAATCTGAATTGCAGTGCAAACAAAACAAATCAAAACAGCAGTGATAGCAAGATATTTTGGAAACCCCATAAACAAATCAAGCACAATCAAAAACACTGCACAAAAATTCTGTGCTGTAATCACACCCAACATAGTTTGTCCAAACTGTGCCTTTGATTCATTAGACAAATCATAAATTGTACTGCAAGCGAACTTATAGCACACATAAACCACCAGCGGAATACCGATTATTGAGAACATTTTTCAGTCCTGTAGAAAGTTGCCCTGTGGGGAATCATCGAGTAGAAGTTTTGCAACCTGTTCGTTGTTCACCACAATAGATGAACCGTCTTCACATGTTACACGAATCTTATCTTCATTTACTTCTGATATGACTCCCTGCTTCATTGATTCTTTAATTACTACTTTTTCGCCAACATCATACATTGTTAGTCTCCTTTAAATTAACTATTCCTGTGTTAGTACTATACCATATATCATCGAACAATGCAACACACCAAGGTAAACATTTACAACATGGCTTACTTATTCGCATTGTTCCAAAACGATTGAACCTGTAGTTAATCAATTTAAGATTATCCTTTGGTCCTTTATAACGAAGAAGTGCATCCAGTTCTGAATGCACCTCATCAAATCTATAACCTAACTCCTTCGCCTTCGGGTGCGTCCGAAAGTTATTCGTACCAACTGCAACAACCTCATTCTTACGAACGATGATGGAAACATGCTTCTTCGGACGAGGAATTGATAGCGCCGTCGGAAGTGCGATATTGGTAAGTCTTTCGATTCGGGTAATAGTCATAACAAACACGCCTGGCAGGACTCGAACCTGCAACTTGCGGCTTAGAAGGC